AACAAATCAGGAGATAGTTCTTTACATGACTGGTTCAATAAATCTAAATCTTCTGATGGTAAGAAGGGTTGGGTTCAACTAGGCGGTAAGTTTGCTGGCAAACCATGTGCCAAGCAAGAAGGTCAAAAGACCAAACCTAAATGCGGTTCAAGTAAAATGAAACGCAATCTAAATAAAAAGGAAGAAGAAAAGGCGTTTAGACGTAAAAACGATAAAGACCCAAATCCAAACAGAAAAGGAAAGGCGAAAAACGTGTCTACTGAAGAAACTATCGATCAATCTTTTAGAAAAATCTTTAAGGAGAAGTGTTGGGACGGATACACTCAAAAAGGTATGAAAAAGAAAGGCAAGAGAGTGGTTCCTAATTGTGTGAAGGAAGAAGAAGTTGTGTCTGAAAAGGCAGGTGAAAAGGATGCTTGCTATAAGAAAGTAAAAGCAAGTGCTAAGGTTTGGCCTTCAGCGTATGCGTCTGGTAGATTAGTTCAGTGTCGTAAGAAAGGTGCTGCTAATTATGGTAATAGCAAGAAAGAATCATACTCTTGGAGAGATGATTTTGAGTTTATTGACGAAGGTGCTGCTTGGACAAAGAAAGCAGGTAAGAATAAAAAGGGTGGATTAAATGAAAAGGGTCGTAAGTCCTATGAGCGTGAGAATCCTGGTTCAGATCTAAAAGCACCAAGTAAGAAGAAAGGCAACAAACGTAGATCCTCTTTTTGTGCGAGGATGAAAGGTATGAAGAAGAAACTTACTTCTAAGAAAACAGCAAGAGATCCAGATTCAAGAATTAATAAATCATTAAGAGCTTGGGATTGTTAATACTATGAAAGATAATTATGATGATTTGAATGAAACCTTTAACACTGAAATAGAAGTTCAGAACGTTACTGAAAATGGTTGTATCCGAAGAAAGGAGGCAACCACTGATATCACTGATGATATTGATAAGGATTATAAGTATACGAGAGCACAATTATATTCATTAATAGAGAAAGGACAAGAAGCACTTAATGGTATATTGGAACTTGCTGGTGAAAGTGCCAGTCCAAGAGCATATGAAGTTGCTGGTCAGATTATTAAGTCAGTTGGTGATACTACAGATAAGTTAGCAGATTTGCAGAAGAAAGTTAAAGCTTTAGATGAGGATGCCGTAAAAGCACCAAGTAATGTTACGAATAATGCACTATTTGTTGGTTCAACTAGTGAATTATCAAAGATGCTAAAAGACGGAGTTCTAAATAATAATAACGAAAAGTAATCTGATTAATGGACAATATAAGAGTAAGAGAAGAATCTTTGCATGATTGGAGATCCGATTATAAACCAACCGAAATAGAGTCTATTAATATAATTGAACCAAAACCAATTATAAGTGAAGAGGCAGATCTTGAGAATTTAATTGTAGAGATACTTGAAGCAGATATCGAAGCAATGTATGAGCATGGGTTCTCTCATCAAGAGATTATTGAATTTTATGATGTAGAAGATGAGTTCCTTGAGGAAGGATTAGTAGGTGGTGCTATTGCTGGTGCAAAGATAATATCAAAGGTTGCTCCAAAGGTTGCTAAGTATGTTGCTAAGAGAGGGGCAAAGGACATAAAGACTGTAGCAAAATTTGTCAGAAATCCTCAGAATTGGTCAAGAGCAAATAAAGATATTGACAAAGTTGGTAAGTTTGCAAAAGAACTTCCAGCACGAGTTTATCAATCAGGTAAAGCATTACGTGGAGCAACTAATAAGAATATATTAAATCCAGCAAAGGATGTTGCTGATAAACTTGTTAAGAGTCAAAAGATAGCAAATAGAGCTATTAACATTAAAAATATAAGTGCTACAAAGCCAGTAGTTGTTAAAACTAAATTACCTAAAGTAGATTTTAAATCAACGGTTCCAAAATCAACTGAGGTATCTACAACTGCAACTAAGGCATTAAAGGGAACCAAAGATAAAGTTACTAAGGGAATGACTCCCAAAGAGATAAGATCTAAGGGAATGAATGTTCTTGCTAATATGCAGGGAAAAACTCCAAAGCAACAAAAGGCAAAGGAACTTATATCTAGAATAAAAAATGCTATTGATAAATCTAAAAAAGCAACAACATATTCTGGTAAAGTTGATGCTGCTAAGAAATTGCCAAATCCACAATCAGCAGTAGTTAAGGGTGGAAGCACTTCTGTAGCAATAACTAACGTTGTAGGAAAAACAACTAAACTTCCATTAACAAAAACTACTGTAGTATCATCACCAAAAGCAAATTTATCTAACGTAAAATCACCTGCAAAACCTCAAACTATCGATGTTAAAGCATCACCAGTTGGTAAGGGATCTAAGGCTACACAAAGCAAAATAGAAGGTGCTAAAAAATGGACGGAATATAATAAAAAAGCAAGCGTTCCATCAGATGTAGTTACTGGAAATCCAAATCCTCCTAAGTTTACTGGTGGCAAAGGATCTTTAAAACCAAAAGTAACTGTATCTAAAGATAAACTATTAGGTAAAGTGGCAACTGGTATTAGTGGTGCTGCTGGTTTGACTGCTGGTGTAAAGGTTGGTCAAAAGACAGGTAAACCAAATGAAAATAAAACAATTTCTAATACAGAAAAGAAAAAGGTTGATCCTAAAAAGAATACTGTCATAAAAACTGAAAAGGAAAAGAGAGATGAAAATCGTGCTGTGGTTAGGGCAAATACTGAAAAATATTTAAAGAAAACAAAGGATAAAATTAAGAAGTATGGAAAATCTGGATCTCATTTATCTCCACTTGAACAGGAAATGGCAAATTAAATGATTACTCCTGGTCGTCATTTTAAGATGTATGTCGGTTCTGATAGAAAAGTGAAGCGATTTGAACCTCTAATTGATTTAAGAACATTGGAGGAAAAAATTAAGAATATTGAAATTAGAACACCTAAATATCTAAAAACAGAATTAGAATGAAAATATTAGGTGGAGAAACAAATCTAAACGCTCCTATTAGCGTTGGTAGTGCTAGTGTTGTAAGAGTCTTTAATGGTGATTCTTCTAATTTACTTGTAACCAGAAAAACTTCTGGTGGTACTACTGTAGGTACTTTTATGGTTCCTGCAGGTAAAGTCGTATATTGTCAAAAGGAGTATACAGATACTCTGGAAGGTAGTGCGAATCTTAAAGTGGCACAGGTTGCTTTTTCACCTATGATGAGTTTTGTAGGTCAAGATTCTGCTGGACCAACATATACTCATTCAGTATCTGCCACTGCTGTAGATGAAGGTGGAAGTTTTACTACTACCATTACAACTACTAATGTGGATGATGGAACTAATTTATATTGGGAGTTAACTGGCGTATCATCTTCAGATTTCTCATCAGGAGCACTAACAGGAACAGCATCTGTATCAAGTAATTCTGCTACTTTCTCTCATACAGTTGATGAAGATTTAACTACTGAAGGAACAGAAACTGCTACGATTAAAGTTTATAGTGATTCTGGAAGAAATACTCAGGTAGGTAATACTTTAACTGTTACTATTTCTGATACCTCTACAACACCTGTTGTTCAGGATTATAGTGTATTATTCCAAGATAACAATGATAGTAATCCTGGTCATCTTAGTCTTGCTCAAGATAGTGACTTTACCTTTGGAACAGATCCTTGGACGATAGAGTGTTGGGTATATCCAGACAACATAGCAAATACTACTGGTGGAAAATTAAATATTCTTTGGAATGGTGGTGGTAATAATAATAACACTTTATTCACACACTTCACTAACGCTCAATTAAGTATAGGAAACCAGAGTGCGTATGCACTTAATGTAGCAACTACTTTTGTGGATGATAGGTGGTATCACCTTGCCTTTACTAAAGATAGTAGTAATAGATTAAAATGCTTTAAAAATGGTGAGGAAATTGGTGATGTGGCTGATAATAATACTTGGACATGTGGTGGACAAGTACTGATTGGAAGATCATCAGCAGATTACCAATCCATGAATGGTAATGTTTCAAACTTTAGAGTTGTAAAAGGACAAGCACTTTATACAGGTGATTTCACACCACCATTCACAAGATTAACAACAACAAGTCAAGGTGCAACAGCAAGTAATGTAAAACTTTTATGTTGTAACAAATCTACAACAACAGGTAGCACTGTTGCTCCATCATCTGTTGATGCTCAAGGAGATCCTACAGCATCATCTGAAACTGTAAATGGATTTGCTACTGGTGCGGTTGTTTTTGATGGTGATGATAGTCTAATTGTTGGTAATGGATCTGGTGCAATGGATTTGGCAGATAATGATTTTACTATAGAATGTTGGTTCTATGCTCAAACATCACAAAGTCCTGGAACTCATGATACATTATTTGCATTATCTGCTTATGGTGATGGTAGTACTAGTAATGCTTTTAGTTTCTATGCACATGATAATGGTGGACTTAAAATATTTAATAGAATTAATAATGGTTATCAGCAAAAATATCAAGAATCTAGTTTATACAGTTTAAATACTTGGGTTCATTTTGCATGGAACAGAAATGGTACTACGAATAAAATTTTTATTAATGGTACTGAAACTGGTACTTATGAAGATCAACATAATTTTACAAATGGTCAAAAACTGTATATTGGAGCAAATGATTATAACCAAAATGGAACAGCAAATCAATATGGTTTAACTGGACGTATTAGTAATGTTCGTGTAACAATAGGACAAACACTTTATAATAGTAACTTTACACCTTCAACATCAGCATTGACTACAACAAGTCAGGGTGCTACTGAATCGAATGTAAAACTTTTATGTTGTAAATCATCTAGTTCTGTTAATGATGCTGATGTAGCTCCCAGTAGTATTAGTGAGGTTAATCCTGTTAATGTTGATGCCAGTGCTGCTGATCCATTTACAGATGATTGGAGTATTGATTTTGATGGTAATGATTGGTTGACTATTGAAGATAGCACTGATTTTGATCTTGCTGCCGTAGACTTTACGATAGAATGTTGGTATAGACCAAGAACCAATCCAAGTTGGGCAGGATTAATGGCACAGTGGCCAAATGGTAATTATAATGTAACAAACAGTTGGACACTTGAACCTGTTGGTGCTAGTTTAGATTTCTATTATTGTAATACTGCTGGTGGTATATATGGAGTAAGTGGTCCTGGATCACTTCAGACAAATCAGTGGCAACATTGTGCCGTAACAAAGAGTGGTAATACACTTAATGTTTGGTTGAATGGTTCTAAAGGATCAGATCATACTATTGTTGGTACTATGCAGAACAGTACTGTTAATGTAGATATTGGTGGTAATGTTGCTGGTAGTGGTTATGTTGATGGACAAATTTCCAACTTAAGACTTACAAAAGGACAGGCACTTTATACAAGTAACTTTACACCTTCAACATCAGCATTGACTACAACAAGTCAGGGTGCTACTGAATCGAATGTTAAATTATTATGTTGTCAGAAGGCTATTGAAACTATGGCAGTAGTTACACCTAATCCTATTAAAGTTGGTTCAGGGGATCCATTCCCATCTACTAGCGATCCATTCTAATAAATAACCTTATAGTGTAAGTAAGAGTAATGTCAAGAACTTTGATTAAAGGTGCTGAAGCAGCATCTCCGACATCAACAGGAGCAGCAAGTACATTTGGTAGTGCTACTGTTGTGCGTTTAGTTAATACTGACACAAGTGCTCACTTAGTAACACTTGTAGAAGAAGCAAGTGGAACAGTTGTTGGTTCGTTTACAATGCCAGCAGGTTCAGTTGAGTTTTTGGAAAAAGTAAGCACATATGCAATATTTACTGCTAATGCTGGAGTAAAAGGAGCAGCAGCAGGATTTACTGATTAGTAAGTTTTTTATTTGTTATGTCACAAGAAGTATACTTAGGTAATCCCAACCTGAAGAAGGCGAATACGCCTATAGAATTTAAAGAAGAAGAAATTATAGAATTCCTTAAATGTAAGGAAGACCCAGTTTATTTTGCAAGAAATTATATAAAGATCGTCTCTCTTGATGAAGGACTAGTTCCTTTTAACATGTATGACTTTCAAGAGAAATTAATTAGAAATTTCCATGAGTCTAGATTTAACATCTGTAAGATGCCTAGACAGACGGGTAAATCAACTACTTGTGTATCTTATTTGCTACACTACGCTGTTTTTAATGATAATGTCAATGTTGCGATTCTGGCAAACAAAGCGTCCACTGCTAGAGATTTACTTGGCAGGTTACAACTTGCGTATGAAAATTTACCTCGATGGATGCAACAAGGTATAATATCATGGAATAAAGGTTCTCTGGAGTTAGAAAATGGATCTAAAATATCGGCAAACTCTACTTCTTCCTCTGCTGTTCGTGG